GTAAGAGGCTTGAATTTGAGTGTCGGCCACACCTTCTCAGGTGTGATAAGAATGCCGGCAAACTCAGCCGCCCGTCGTGAACACAAACCTTTGGAAAGCGAGACTTCTACTCCCAATTCAGAGAGTGTTGACACAACAGCTGCGTACAGCTCATCATGCCAAATGGCTAGGTCATCGCCGATCTGGACATACGGGAGCTTGGTACGAGTTGAATTCCTCGTAGAGCGTTTCCCGAAGAGGCCCAGTCGGTAGGCATGTCCTCTTACAATACAATGTAAGAGTAAAGCAAACATTGGAAAGCTCGGTCTGAGCCCCAATGGCTGGCCTACCCTCCATCGGAGTACCTCTTCCGTTAGGTTGCTGTCGTCTGGCAACCGCCAGAGTCCATGAAAGGCGCCCACCAGAGCATCGTGGTCGCCGCGTTGGACAAACCCCCAGTCCCACAGAATATGCATCTGCAGATCTAAGGGCAGGGTATCAGACGCATTTGACAAGTCCATAGAGTGGACAAGGAGACCACTCCTTAGGGCTTCCCTTACTCGCTCACGACCACTTTGGTGGTCATAAGTTGCATCCTCAGGGATGTGCCGAAGCACGTCAAACAACGCGTTTGACAGAGGCCTTAAAGCCAACTGGAATAAACGGTCCGGATTCGCGACAGCTCTTAATTTGAGACCACATTCATTCAAGAATGAGATCTCTCCTATGGGCCCATCACGTCGTGGAGTTTCATAGAGGCCGGGGCCACTAAGCCCTTCCAAAACGGTTTGAGCTCGGAGATAGAAGCTCTCAGTCCAAGCCGGCCGATCGCCGGGAGCGGCAAGACCTGCAAACTTCTTGAAAACCCCAAGCTTTTCTGGGTCTAGGGATCTGAGAATGAACTCTTCACCCAACCCTCCGGGCATCTTCTTTCCCGTTGGGCTATAGGATAGTAACCTTGGACATTCAGAGTGCAGGAACGTCCACGCACTTTCGCGCGGTCGGATCGTAGCTGCCCCCTCCGAAACCACAGCGTCAGCGGATGATATCGCGCCCACTGAAGGGCGCTCTCTGTTGACAGCATTCAAGAACTTTTTGATGGCTTTTGGTGTAGGCCTATTACTCCTAAAATAGGTGTAAATCAGCAAGCCATTCAGACAGGATCGCATCTTCTTGGGGTTCCTGGAGAAGAACCATCGAAATGGCCCTCTCACAGTTCCGTCGTGATGAAACGACAACCAATGAGATGGTTCAGGCTTCTCTCCGCTTAAGAAGCGGAGGTAAGCCCTTCTGATATC